GGCGTCCTCTCCCCCCGATCGCGTACCCCATCGCGCGCACGCGCACGCGAGGGCATGTTCCGGCGGTCATTGGTCGATGAAGACGCGAAAACGCCCCCCTGTGGCTCTCAGGGGGGCGTTTGGCGTATCTGGGGCTAGAGCGCGGCGACGATCAGGTCCGCAATTGCTCGGCTTCCGAGTGGTGTCGGGTGGCGCGGCTGGCTCTGGGAGGGTGACGCGTTGCCTTCGAACCATCGGGCCGGGCCGGCACAGGCGTCGTGTCCGGTGGCGGGGCCGGCGACGTCCACGAAGGTCGCGGATCGCGCGTCGGCGGCGTTGCGAAGGGTCGTGTTGAACCGCTCGAAGAATCTCAGCACGTAGGCGGCGTCCGCGTTGCTGATGTTCGCTTGTCCGGGGCAGCCGGTCGGGCCGTAGTAGCCGCCGTGGCCGACGAGGACGATTCGGGCGTTCGGGGCGCGGGTGGCGATCCGGGCCAGCGTGCGGTCGAGCTTCGGGGCGAGTCCGGATAGGCCGGCGTCGATGCGCTTCGCGACAGCGGGATCGTTCCGACAGCCGGCGTCGGGGCCGTACGTGCGCGTGAAGCACGACGAGATGAGCGACCACCAGCCCAAGTCATTGCCACCGATGGACAGCGTCACGAGCCGCGTGGAGCGGGACAGGGCGTCGGTCTGCACGGCGCGGAAGCCGTACAGGGTGAGTTGGGGCGTCGTGGCGACGTTCGCCGTGGACGCGTTCACGCACGCGACGGACTTCGACGTGACGTCGAGTAGCGCGGCGACGCGGGTCGGGTAGGCGTCGTGGGCGCGTCCGCACCCGTCCGGGCGGAGAGTTGCGAGCTTCGTTGGCGCGGCGGCGCGTGAGTCGCCAAGTGCGACGTACTCGGGCGCTGCGGGGGCGGCGGTCGCGGGCGCTGCGATTGCGGCACCGATCGTGAGGGTTAGGGCGGCGATCAGCGCCACGCGGATTCGGATCACGGCGGGAGTGTATCGAGCGCCCGCGAATGTCATGGGGTCGATCCCTTCGGCTTGGTGGGCCGGTACTCGACTTTCACCACGACGTTGCTGTCTTCGCGACCTTCGCCGGCGGCGCGTATCCGGTCGGCGTGCATCTCAGCGACTTCACGCGAGCTGTACGCGTCTTTGCCGCGTATCCCGCTGGGGGTCCATTCGTAGCTGACCTTCCAGGGCCGGCGCTCTCCGCGCTTCGCCATTTCAGGCCACCTTCCCGGCGAGGCCGTCGAGCTTGTCGGCGACGTCGTGGCGGTTCATGGTGCGGGCGATATGGGCCAGCTCGACGCGGAGCGCTTCGGGGTCGACGTCGTGGTTCCGGGCCGACTGGACGAAGCCGTTCACGAGCCATTCGCCGCCGCACGCGGCGACGTTCTGGACGAGGTTCGTCGAGTGTTCGATCGCGAACGCGCGGGCGCGAGCTTCGGCGGGCGTCCGGCCCGTTTCGTCGCGGGACCAGTCGGCGCGGGTCGCTTCGTCGTGGGGGCGTCCACAGGCGCGGCTGTAGCGGCGGCAGTAGCGGCAATCGGAGGCGCGGCGGGCGGTGGCGGTTGCTGTCGTGTTCATGTCTTTGACTGTAGACCCTTTCCGGCGTTAGGTCAAATGGAAACGCCCCGACCGTGTGGCCGGGGCGTTCGTGTGGTCGGGGCCTAGTCGAACTGGGCGAAGAACTCTTCGAGGTCGGTGGCGTCGTCCAGGGTCACCATGTTGGCGCGAGCCTCGGCGATCACGCGGGCGTCGGCGTCGCGCTGGGCCTGCTCGGCGGCGGCGGTCTCGCGGGAGTCGGTGACCATCGCGAAGGTGTTGGACATGCGGGCGTCGTGGATGCGGGCGGCGCGGGCGCGGCGGGCGTTGGTGTTGTTCATGTCAATGACTATAGACCCCTACGGGGTGTACGTCAAATCGAACGCGGCTTTGACATCACACCGGTATGGGGTTAACGTTATGACCATGAGCAACACGGACACGATTACTCGCAACTGCGGCAAGTGCGCGGGCACTGGACGGATTCAGGCATTCGCCGGCATCGACAGTGGCCGGTGCTGGGACTGCAACGGGGCCGGCGCTCACACGACCACGGTCAGCGCGGAGAAGCGTCGGAAGGCTGCGGCGAAGCGTCGTGAGTCGAAGCGTCTGGCGGCTGCCGATCAGCGGATCGCCGACGAAATGCGGGCGTTCGCTGCGGCGGGCTTCACCTTGCGCGAGTGGCACGAAGATCGTTGCGGCTGCGGCGGATTCTGCGCCCGCGAATGGAACGACGGCGCGATGGGCAAGGCTTGGGACGCCGCGCTCGGCGGCTGAGAGACACAGACACAGAACGGATTCGGACCCGGCTCCCACGACGGGGGCCGGGTTTTTTCATGCCAAAAAGGGGCAATCATGCGGCGATATTCAACCATCCTGGCCGGCGTACTGGCCGGCGTCCTGGCGCTGTCCGGGTTCAGCTTCGCGGCGGCGGGGCCGGCAATGGCCGGCGGCTGCCCGTCGTTCGCGACGTTCGCTGTCGGCGGTACCGGCGATCCAGAGTCGACCCACACGCCGCGCGTGCCGGTGGGCTGGCGCGAGAACATCGCGTACCCGGCTGACGTCTTCCAGGGCGACAAGTCACGGAAGATCGCGCGGGACAAACTGAGCCGCGCCGCGCGGCACATGCGCGCCGTGTGCCCCGCGACTCATATCCACGTCGTCGGCTACTCGCTCGGCGCTTCAGCGGCGTCGGTGGTCGTGGATCACTGGCAGTCGGACCCGGTGATGAGCCGGCGGACCTCGGCGACGTTCGTCGGCAACCCGCGACGACCGATCGGGCCGACCGGGTGGGGCGGTATCGAGACTGCCGGACTTCCGCACATTCCCGGCGTCTACACGTGGTCCGGCGCTCGACGCGGCGGGCCGATCCCGGTCGTGGAGGTGTGCAACGAAGGGCGCGACGTCATCTGTTCGGTTCCCGTGCCGATGCATCGGAATCTGGTCGGGGCGTGGGAATCGCTGTACGGGTACCTGACCGGGGATCACCTGTACTAAACAGCGGCGGACCGTGATTCGCGAGGATCGTCCCGTATTGGCAACTGGTGAAGGGGAATCCGTGGGCGCGCTGACAGACGCTTTGGAAGAGTCGCTGAATCGCATGTCGTGGACGAAGGACGCGGACAAAGCGGCGATCGCTCTCGCTCGGGCGTACGCGAAACAGATCGACGACGTGCTGGAAGGCGAGTTCGAGCAGAAGTGCCCGGACTGCGGCACGGCGGTCGGGCTGGACGGCGCGCAGGTCACGAAAGCGCTCTACCTCGGACCGCACCTACTGAACGCGCTCCGGGCGCTCGGGGCGACACCAGAGGGCCGGGCGGGGCTGGACGTATCCGAACAGGTAAAGGGGGCGCTGAGTGGAATCCGCAATCGACGCGCCGCCGGAGGCGCAAAGCAGTAACACGCGTGACGCGGCGCTGGATGACCCTTCGCTGTTGGCGGTCGACCTTCGGGACGACGCCGGCGTACTGAAGGGCATCGAGACGCCGCGTATCTTCACGCCGCCGCGCCGCGAGCTGACGCCGGAAACGTCGCTCGGCTTCGAGTGCATCGAGTTCGCGAGCGACGTCCTCGGAATCGACCTGTTCCCGTGGCAGCAGTGGCTACTGATTCACGCGCTCGAACTGAACGACGATGGCACCTTCCGATTCCGGAAGGTCGTCGTGCTGGTCGCGCGACAACAGGGCAAGACAACGCTGTTCAAAGTATGGGCGCTGTGGCGGCTGTACGCGGACGACGCCGAAGCGGTGCTAGGTACCGCACAGGACTTGTCGACCGCTGAAAAGACGATGAGTCAGACGCTCGCGCTGGCCGACTCGGTCCCTGACCTTCACGCCGGCATCGCGAAGCGGTCGGACACGAACGGGTCGAAGTTTTTCCGGCTGGCGAACGATCCTGACAACGGATACGCCGGCGGCGAGTACATCGTGAAGGCGGCGACCGGCGGCGGCGGGCGCGGTAGCTCAATCGAACTGGTCTTCATGGACGAGCTTCGCGAGCACAAGAACCACCTGTCATATTCGGCGGTCACGAAGACGACGAACGCGATCCCGCGCGCACAGGTCGTAATGATGAGCAACGCCGGCGATGACACGTCGGTCGTGCTCAATCAGCTTCAGAGCGCCGCGCAGGCGAAGATCGCCGCCGGGCAGACGGCGGACACACAGACGGCACTGTTCGAGTGGTCCGCGCCCGAAGGGTGCAACGTGTGGGATCGGCGCGGGTGGGCGCAGGCTAACCCGTCGTGCGGTTACGGCACGATCAGCGAACAGATCATCGCCGGCGACTGTGAAGCCGACCCTGATCCCGTGTTCCGGACCGAAGTTCTGTGCCAGCGGGTCCAGCAGCTCGAACAGTCCATCTTCACGACCGAAGAGGGCGTCGACACGTGGGCGGCGGGCGCGGTCGAGCTGGACGACGCCGGCGAGTTCGTGACGGTCCTGCCGGACCGCGAGCTAGACGTCGGGATCGAAGTCTCTCACAACCGTTCGCACGCTTCGATCGTCGTCGCGCAACGCGTGGACGGCGGGCGTGTGGCTGTCGAGGTCGTGGCGCGCCGCGTCGGGACTGACTGGGTTGTCCCGTGGCTGACGAACGCGGAGCGCGTCGGCATGTTCCGGCGGGTCGCGGTTCAGGCGAAGGGGTCGCCGGCGTCGTCACTACTGGACGAGCTGCACCGGGTGAACGCGGAGAAGATCGAGGACGACCGGGAAGCCGGGCGCGTGGTCGAACCGTACTTCGAGGTCGTGGAATGGGGCGGCGGCGACCTGGCGAAGGCGCACGGGCAATTCTTCGACATGGTGACGAATGAGCCGGGCGCGAAGTTCGTTCACATGAATCAGCCGATCCTGAATCAGGCTGCGGCAACGGCAAAGACGAAGTTACTCGGGTCGTCGTTCGTGTTCGATCTGGCGAAGTCGCCGGAGGACGTCGCGCCGCTGATCGCGGCAGTGGCGGCGGTTTGGCTACTGACACAGGGCATCACAGAACAACGTACTTCCGCGTACGACGACGAGGACGCGGAACTGATGGTATTGGAGTGACCCGTATGGGGCTTGCATCATGGCTAGGCTTCCGCCCGGCATACATTCCGCCGCAATCGGTCACCAGTCAGCCGATCTTCGAGTTTCTGGCGGCGGAGACGATGGGCAAATCGCCCGAACAGCTCTGGCGGGAACAGCCGTACCTACGAACGGTCGTGACGTTTCTCGCGCGGAACATCGCTCAGCTCGGACTGCACACGTACCGCTTCGGCGCCGATGACAGTCGCGACCGAGTCCGGGGCGGTACGGTCGCCGGCACGCTGAAGCGACCGAACAGCGAGGACACGACCTACGAGCTGATCTATGGGCTGGTGGCCGATCTGGCGCTGTATGACAAGGCGTACCTGATGGTCGTCGGCAACCCGGAGCGGGCGACCGGGTGGGAGTTGCGGCGTATCCCGCCGCGCTGGGTGACCGGCACGACGAAGCGGACCGCGTTCACGTCGGAGGGGTACGTCGTGATGTTCCCGGACGCCACGCAACCGCTGGAAGTGCCGGCGAAGAACATGGTGTACTTCCACGGCTGGAATCCGGATGACCCGCAATCGGGCGTGACGCCTATCGAAGCGCTGAAGTCGACTCTGGTCGAGCAGATTCACGCGCAGATATACCGGGATCAACTCTGGCGCAACGGCGGACGAGTCGGTTCATATCTGACGCGTCCGAAAGATGCTCCGGCGTGGTCGAATCAGGGACGCCGGCGGTTCATGGAGGGCTGGCGAAACGCCTACACGGGTAACGGTAAGAAGGTCGGCGGCGTGCCGGTCCTCGAAGACGGAATGGAGCTGAAGCGTGTCGGCTTCAGCGCCAAGGACGAAGACTACGTCGAAGGATCGAAGCTCGCTCTGACGACTGTCGCGTCCGTCTACCACGTCAACCCGACCATGCTCGGACTGTTGGATAACGCCAACTACTCGAACGTGAAGGAATTCCGAAAGGGGCTGTACGGCGACACACTTGGGCCGATCATCGCAATGATCGAAGCGCGTCTGAACGCGTTCCTGTTGCCGATGCTCGAAGCCGACGAAGACGAGTATGTCGAGTTCAATATCCGCGAGAAACTGGAAGGCGACTTCGCCGAACAGGGTAACCAGCTCTACCAGGCAGCCGGCGGACCGTACATGACGCGCAACGAAGTTCGAGCGCGACAGAACCTTCCGCGTATCGAAGGCGCGGACGAGCTGATCGTCCCGAAGAACCTCGGCATGCCGGGCCAGCAGGGCGACGAGGCCGAAGAGCAACAGCCGGAGGGCGATCCGGCGGAGAACGACGAGGGCGAGGCAGCATGAAGACGAAGGCAATCGAGCTGGCCGGCGTGAAGGCCGGCCCGGACGACGGACTCGAAGAGGGCGAGTTCATCGGCTACGCGAGCGTGTTCGGGAACAAGGATTCGTACGGCGACGTCGTCGAGCCGGGCGCGTTCGCGGACTCGCTGAAGGCTTGGGACGAGTCGGGATCGGTGATCCCGCTGTACTGGGCGCACAACACGAGCGATCCGGACTACAACATCGGCCACGTCGTGAAGAGCGAAGAGGACAGCACGGGCTGGAAGGTCCGGGGGAAGATCGACCTGGATTCGCCGAAGGGGCCACAGGTCTACCGGCTGATCAAGGGCCGGCGCGTCGGTCAAATGTCGTTCATGTACGAGGTCGTGAAGGGTGAGCGCGTGATCCCGACCGACGAAGAGACGGGCGAGCCGGATTACCGCAAGGCGTACAACAGCTTGCAAGAGCTGAAGGTCCACGAAGTGTCGGTCGTCCAGGTCGGCGCGAATCAGTCGACCGAAATCACGGCGGTGAAGGAACTTGCCAATTCCATTGCGGCAAAAGCGGGCCGAACGCTGTCGATCAAGAATGAAGATGCATTGCGCGGAGCGGCTGAGAGCCTGGAATCCGCGCTCGAAGCGGTGAAGTCCGTCCTGCCCGACGTGCAGGATGAGGACGAGAACGACGAGAACGACGACGATGCCAGCGGTAAGGCTTCGGCGGCTGTCCGCTCCGGTGATCCGGAGCCAGCAGCGGCGAAGGCGAATCCGTCCGTTTCGCTCGCGTCCGCACGGCTGAAGGTGCTCGCTCTGAAGCGCTGACGCCCAACAGATCACGCAAACCCGGTCCCACGGTGGGGCCGGGTTTTTTCGTGCCCGGAAACGGGCTGACACAAGGGGATTCCATGAAGTTGAAGGACCAGCGCGCCGCAATCCTGGCGAAGGCTGAAGGCATCGTCGCGGACGCCGCCGGCGAGGAACTGACCGAAGAGAAGTCCGTCGAGCTGAACGGCTACGTCGCCGAAATCGAGGCGCTGGACGCCCGTATCGAGCGCGCGGAGAAGGACGCCGGCCTACTCGACGCCGTGAAGTCGTTCGGCGCGAAGGTGGGCGTGACTCCCACCGATACGCCCGGCGGCGATGACGCGCCGGCGAAGTCGCTCGGCGATCACTTCGTGAAGTCGCTCGGCGACGGCTATCGCGAGCGACTTCGGTCGGGCGTGAAGATCGCTTCGACTGAGTTCATCCCGGCGAAGGCTGCCGGCGACACACAGTCAACTCCGGCGCTCTCGACTGAGTGGGGTCGCGACAACCTTCAGGACGTCGACCTGACCGTCCAGCGGGCGAAGCGCGATCGCCTGGTCGTCGCTGATCTGCTCGGCAAGGGCACCATGTCCGGCACTTCCATCAAGTACTACCTGGAAGGCGCGTTCGAAGGCGACTTCGAGATGGTCGCCGAAGGTGGTCTGAAGCCACAGGTTCACGTCGAGGACCCGGAGCCGGTCACCGACGAGGTCCGGAAGATCGCCGCGTGGATCGGCTTCACGGACGAGATTCTGGAAGACATGCCCCTCTGGGTGTCCGAGATCAATCAGCGCTTGCTCTACAAGCTCGCGGTGAAGGAAGAGCTTCAGCTACTCCGCGGTTCGGGTGCCGGCCAGAACATTCTGGGTCTGCTCAACCGTGACGGCGTGCAGACCATCGCCGCCGGCGCGGGCGACCAGGAGGACGTCGAGAACATCTTCCGGGCGCAGACGCTCATTTCGCTTGCCACCGACTACCAGGCCGACGCGGTGCTGGTGAATCCGTTCGACTACGAGCGGTTCCGTCTCGGCAAGGATGCGAACGAGCAGTACTACGGCGGCGGCTACTTCATGGGCCAGTACGGCGGCGGGACCGTGGTCGAGAATCCGCCCCTGTGGGGTCTGCGGACCGTGGTCACTCGCGCGGTCGCGAAGGGCGAAGCCGTGGTCGGCAACTTCGCGCAGGCCGCGACCATGTACCGCAAGGGCGGCGTGAAGGTCGATTCGACCATGAGCGACGGCGACGACTTCGTCCACAACAAGGTGAAGACGCGCGTGGAAGAGCGGATCGCTCTCGCGGTCCGTCAGCCTCAGGCGTTCGTCAAGCTCGCGTTCAGCTCGGCGACCGACCAGGGCTGATCGAGCCGTAACCGTAAGGGGCGGAGGCACTATGACAGGTGTCTCCGCCCCTTCACTGCGTTTGGAGGGTGAAACATGCTGAAGGACTATGTGATCGAGCGCGGCGGGACTGAGTTCCGGGTCCAGCTCTCGGACGAAGCGCTGACGTCGAAGCGGTGGGCGGGTGCGCGCCCGGTCGGGTCGGCGGAGCTGACGCCGGCACAGAAGCGCGCCGCGACTCGGGCCGCGAACGCTGCGGCGAAGGCCGCGAAGGCGGAAGAGGACGCGAAGGCGGCGGCGGACGCCGCGACCTCGGACCCGGACGACGGCGGCGACAATGGCGCGGACTCGGCGACAGCCGATGATGCCGCGAAGGACGCTGACGGCGGCGAGGGGAGCGAGTAGGTGGCTCTCACAGGTGCCGATCTGTCCCTGTACACACAGGGGCAGGTGCCGGCGGGCGCGGCGGCTGATCGACTGGTCGCCGGCGCGCTCTCGGCGGTCCGGACGTATTGCGGGTGGCACGTGCTCGGCGAGCGAAGCGAAACGCTGACGCTCGACGGCTCCGGCCACCAGCGGATGCAACTACCGTCCACGTTCGTCACGGCGGTGACGCGGGTCGCGGAGGACGGCGAAGACTTGCCGGCGACCGCGTACCGCTGGCAGCGCGACGGGCTGATCCGGAAGCGGGTCGGGGTGTGGCTCGACGAGTACGCGGCGGTGGAAGTCGAGCTGACGCACGGCTACGCCGAAGCTGACGACGTCGTGCGGGTGGTGCTCGCGGTTGCTGCGCGCGAGGCAACGAATCCGCTGGCGCTGTCGTCTCAGACGGTCGGCGGAATGTCGTTCAGTCACGGCGTGACCGGCGGCGGGTTCATGGCCGACGAGTATGCGGCGCTGGACCCGTACCGGGCGGTGGTCGACGGATGATCCTCGGCTACACGACAAAGGTCGTGATTGTGAAGCCGGCGAAGATCACGGACCGCTACAACAGCGAGCGATTGGAGTACGACCCGGACAAGGGCGCGACGCTGGTCGACTTCGAGCCGCTGGTGTCGGTCCAGCCGACCAGTCAGACGGAGGACTCGGAACATCGGCTGATGGTTACGACCGGGTGGCGGCTGATAACTCCGCTCGGCACCGATATTCCGCTCGCGTCGGTCGACCGGGTCCGCTTCGCCGGCAGGGAGGTCGAAGTCGCCGGCGACGTGTCGCGGTGGCCGCACCCGATCATTCCCGGCGGCGTGCATCACGTCGAAGCGCTACTGACGGAGGTAACCGGATGACGCCCCGATTCACGCAACGGCACTGGACGATTGCGGCTCAGCATCCGCGCGTACGGGCACAAGAGCTGATCGTCGCGCGGCGGGTCGCGGCGCGGGCGCGAGCGATAAACGACGCTGAAGGTGGTTCGGCCACTATCAGTGTGGAGTCGGGCGTGAGGCCGCGAGGACGTTCCTACGTGAACGTGAAATCGAACCGGGCCGACGAAGAGCACGGCACGGAGACGACTACGCGGCGCGCGGCATTGCGTCGAGCCGCGAACGGAGGGTGAACACATGGGCATGTACAGACGGACCTTCGCGGTTCCGCACAAGGGGCAGCACGTCGGCGATCTGGTCGAGCTGACCGACGACGAGGCCGGCCCGATGCTGGCGTTCGGGCGCGTGGTTCGCGTCGAGACGGACGAGCCGGCGAAGTCGGTCCCCAAGGGCCGGAAGCCGGCGACCGCGCCGGCACAGGCGAACACAGACGCCGGCGGCGATGCCTGAACTTGATCCACAGGCGGAGCTGATCGCGGTGATTGGCTCCGGCGGCTGGTATGCGACCGGAGAGCTACCGGAGGCCGTGGAAACGCGGCTGCCGGTCGTCCAGGTGCTCGGGCTGCCGGGCACGACGACCTTCGAGGTTTGGGGCGGGCGGACGCTCGGGCGCGAAGTTCCGTTCGACGTCTACGCGTTCGCCCCCACGATCGAGGACGCCGGCGATCTGGCGCGGGCTGTCGCCGGCTACGTCGAAGGCGTTCACGGCGCTCTGTCGCTGACGGTGCAGACGACGCCGCATGAAGTGAGCGACTACAACCCGCGCGTGAAGCGGTTCCTGTTCACGGTTGCCGCGCGCTACAGGCGTTAGCGCACAACACAAGTCAACTCTGAGAGCGCCCCGCCGGGCTGAATCCGGCGGGGCGCTTTCACGTACCCAAGAGGGGTAATCATGGCATACGAAGAGGACGCCGCACGTATCGGCGTGACCGGCGCGCTTCGCGTCGGCCCGGTCGGGATGGTCTTCCCGGAAGCGATGGGCAAGTGGCAAGCGCCGGCTGTCGACCTCGGCTATATCAGCGCGGACGGCATCACGGAGTCGCGCGACGAGGACGTGGAGACCTTCATTCCGTGGCAGCGCAAGGCACCGATTCGGCGCGAGAAGACTCGCGAAGAGGTCACCTTCCAGACGATCCTGTGGGAGAGCAACTTTCACACTCTTTCGCTGTACTACGGCGTCGGTCTGGATCGCTGGACCACGGTCACGCCTCAGGGCGGCGGGCTGCCGGTCCATTCGTTCGCGGAGGGCGAAGACAACCCGCGCGACGTCCGCGCGTTCGGAATCGACATGGTGGACGGCATCTACGCCCGCCGCGCGATGATCCCGTACGGCGAGGTCACGGAGCGCGGGGACATTGTCTACCAGCGCGCTTCGATCATCGCCTACGAAGTGACCATCACGGCGTACGTCGGTCCTGACGGCGTCTCGGTCGTTCGCGAGTTTCAAGAGGGCTGGGACGTTCCCGACTCGCTCGAACCGTGATCCAACTCCCGGCTTAGTCCGGGTTCGAGCGCGCCCGTCCGCGTAATCGCAACGGGCGCGCTGCTTCTGGGCGGACGACGTGTTTCTGGTGGGTTCGCGTCGTCCGCCCATTAACCCACCACAACCTACCAGGCAAAGGAAATCCCAATGACTGCATATGATCTGGCCGAAATCGTCGAGCAGAAGCGCGAAGCTGTCGGCTCCGAAATGGTCGAGTTCACCTGGAAGGGCGAGACCTTCGAGATGCCTCACCCGCTGTTCGTGGATGACGAGTTCAAAGAGGACTTGACGCTCGCGGAAACCGACGTCGATCTGTCCATCCAGTACCTCGGGGACGAGCAGTACGACCGCTTCCGCGAGCTGGGCGGCAAGTCCGCGTTCGTGGTGATGTTCCTGGAACGCGTCGCGAAGGACTCGCGCGAGGCTGACAACGACGGAAACCCTACACGGTTGTCTCGCTCCTCGGCCCGTGCGCTGAAGCGACAGAAGCGGCGCTAGACGCGACCTATCCCGGACTGTGTGACCCACAGTCCGGGGCGGGCGTCGTCGCGCGGTACTGGCAGGGCGACATATCGCTACGGAAGCTCCGCGTGTTGGTCGAGAACCTTCCGCCCGTGAACGCCCGCGCTGCGGCGCTGAATGACGGCGTCTGGTGGTCGGACCTTCACGCGTTGCTGAACCTGATCGAATTCCGGATGCGCGAGAACACGGGCGCGACATACGAAGCGGCGAGCGGCAAGCCGGGCAAGCGACCGAAGTACAACCCGAAGCCGTGGAAGAAACCTGAAGGCACGATCGGCGACACGAACGGGCGTACGCCGCAACAGGTTATGGCATTTCTCGACTCACTGGCTCCACCGAAGGGCTGACGACCAAAGAAGATGTGAGCAGGTGATCGCATGGCGAACGATGATGCCATTTGGATTCCCGTACTTCCGTCGATGCGCGGGTTCGCCCGTGCGTTCAACGACGGAATGCGGGGTGTCGACCGGGACGGGCGGCGGGCTGGCGAGCGTGCCGGCCAGTCGTTCGCGGACGGTATCGCTTCGGCACAGAGGAAAGTCGAACGCGCGTCACAGGTGTTGGCGCGCGCTCGCGATCGCGAGGCGGACGCCGCCGGCAAGGTCCGCGTTGCTGAAGAGCAACTGAACGCGCTCCGCTCGCGGGGCGTCACGGACGCCGGACGGATCGCGGCGGCAGAAGAGCGCGTCGCGTCTTCGCGCCGGCGGGCGGAGTCGGCGGGCCGGCAGACTCAGGCGGCGGATCAGCAGCTCGGGCGCGCCCGGAACGATCTTCGCCGGGCAACCGATGACAGCACACGGTCACAGGACCAGAACACGGAAGCGGCGGGCCGTGGCAATCGTGCGATGCGCGCCGCCGGCGAGGGTGCCGGATTCCTCGGCTCGAAGCTCGGCGGCATGGCGAAGCTCGCGGCGGGCGCGGCTGCCGGCTTCGCTGGCTTCCAGGGCGCGAAGTCGATCCTGACGTCCGGCTGGGACCGGCTTCAGTCGATCGACGATGCACGCGGAAAGCTGACGGGACTCGGCCACGATGCCAAGTCCACCGAAACCATCATGCAGTCCGCGATGGACTCGGTGAAGGGTACGGCGTACGGCTTCGGCGACGCGGCGGGTATCGCTGCCGGCGCGGTGGCTGCGGGCGTGAAGCCGGGCGCGGAGCTGACGCAATACCTGACGCGGATCGGCGATGCGTCGGCTATCGCCGGCGTCGGGCTGTCCGAAATGGGTTCGATCCTGAACAAGGTCCAGACGGGACAGTCGGCGTATGCGGCGGAGCTGAATCAGCTTGCCGACCGGGGTATCCCGATCTATCAGTGGATCGCGAAAGAGGCCGGCGTCGCGGCTGGCGACGTGAAGAAGATGGCAGCCGAAGGCAAGGTGTCGTCTGAACTGTACTTCGCGGCGATCGACAAGAACATCGGTGGCGCGGCGAAGAACATGGACACGGTCAGCATGGCCGCGTCGAACACAAAGGCGGCGTTCGGTCGTCTGGGCGCTACGTTGCTCGAACCGATCTTCGAGCGCGCGAAGGGCGGTCTGACTGGCCTTACCGGGCTGATCGACCAGGCGACGGAGAAGGCCGGCCCGATGGCCGACAAGCTCGCGGGCGGAATGCGTATCGCCGGCGACGTCCTGACGACTGTCGCGACGGTCGGCGCACCGATCCTGGTCGACGTGCTCGGCACGCTCTGGGATGCATTTCAGCGGGGCGTGGACATTGTGTCGAGCGTGGTCGGGTTCCTGGACCAGCACAAGACGACGCTGGGCATCGTGGCCGGCGTCATTACGGCGTTTTTCCTTCCCGCGCTGATCACTTCGGGCGCGACGATGGCGGCGAACGCGATCACCATTGGCGTGCTCACAACGGCGTTCAAGCTGCACGCGATGTTCACGCGCGGCGTGGCGATCGCGACCGGCGTGTGGACGGCGGCGCAGACGGCACTGAACTTCGCGATGAGCGCCAACCCGATTGGCGTCGTGATCGCGATTGTGGTCGCACTGGTCGCGGCAATCGTGCTCGCGTACAGAAACAGTGAGACGTTCCGCAATATCGTGCAAGCTGCCTGGCAGGGTATCCAGACGGCGGCGTCGTGGGCGTGGGACAACGTGCTGAAGCCGGTCATAGACGGCTTCATGGCAGGGCTCGGCTGGCTCGGCGACAAGGGCCTGTGGCTTTGGCAGAACGTCATGGTGCCGGCCTGGGACGCGATAAGCGCTGGCGGACAGGCTATGTGGGGATTCGTGAAGCCGATCCTGGACAAGTTCGGTTCTGCGATAAGCACAGTCGGCGACATTGCCGGCAAGGTGGCCGGCGGGATCAAGTCGGCGTTCTCCGGCGTGGTCGACGTGCTGAAGGCACCTGTGCGGTTCCTCGGCGGGTTGCTCGCGAAGATACCGACGAAGATCGGACCCATTACGGTTCCCGGCGCGGCACAGATTCAGTCGTGGGGCCAGACGTTGCAGTCGCTTCGGACGGGTGGTCCGGTGGCGGGGCGTCGCGGTAGCGGCGAGCTGTACGGGCCGGGTACGGATCGCTCCGACTCCATTCTCGGTGTCGGAGCGGACGGGCTGCCGACGGCGTTCGTCTCGGCTGGTGAGTTCGTGATGAACGGGTGGGCGTCTCGGCGCTTCGGCCCGTTGCTCGCGATGCTCAATGCCGGCGGTCGCGGCGCGGACCGGGTCATGGATGCCCTTCGGGGTGTCCTGCCGGCTCGCGCGGACGGTGGTCCTGTGTCTGCGGACGCGCTGGTCGACTTCGCGAAGGGTGTCGAGGGTCAGCCCTACGAGTGGGGCGGCGTCAACTGGGGCGATTGCTCCGGGGCGGTCTCGGCGCTGGCGAACAAGGCCACGGGCCGCGATCCGTTCGGTTCGCGCTTCGCCACGGGAACGATGGGGCCGGAGCTGGAAGCTCGCGGGTTCAAGCCGGGCCTTGGGCCGGCTGGATCGCTAAACATCGGCTGGTACAACGGCGGACCCTACGGGGGCCACACGTCGGCCACGCTGCCCGACGGGACAGCGTTCGAGATGGGCGGCGCTCGCGGTAACGGGCAGTTCGGCGGCGGCGCTGCCGGCGCGGACGATCCGCAGTACACGGACCACATGCACCTTCCGCCGGAGCACTTCGGCGGGCTGGATGCCGGCGCGCCCACTACGGGCGATTCCGGAGCGCTCACTGCGGGCGGGTCCAGCTCGGGCGGCGGCATGTCCGGGGCGAACATCGGCGGCGGTACGTCGTCGTTCGGCAACTCCGGCGGTAAGTCGGCGTTCAACAGCGCGAAGGACGCCCAAAAGGGCGGCGTGACGGTCGTGTGGGTCGAGAACTGGCCGGGCGGGCTGTCGGGTACCAGCGGGGCGGATTCGTCCGTGTCCGTTGCCGACAGCGGCGCGGCGACCGCAACGCCGGCGGCGTCCGGGGCGTCGACCAGCGAGCCGGAGCCGGTGAAGGTGGCCGACCCGTTCGTGAAGTTCGCGACCGGGGTCGACATGAACACGGTCCGGGAAGCTCAGCTGTCTTCGGAGCCGTACAAGGCGTCCGATGCCGGCGGGTGGTTCGAGGACCCGCAAGCGTCGGCGCTGGATGCGCTGTTCGAGGTTCTGGGCATGAGCGACGTCGTGAAGGCGGATGACGTTCTGCCGTCGATGGAATCGCGGTACGGCGTGGCGGGTCCGGATCACTCCGCGCCGGTCCGACCGGCTGGTGAGGGCGCGGGCGGCAACGCTGCCCCGACTCAGGTTGTCGGGACGGTTGTTCACGGCGACGTGAACGTGACCGACTACGACGAGTTCCGCGACCGGCAGGAGAAGGACGAGAAGCGGGCAATGGCAAAGGCGGGTATGTGATGGAACGAGTTCGAGTGTTCTGGACAGGACCCGACCGTAACCGTGTCTGGGACTTGGAGTCCGGAGACGCCGGGGTGGTGCTGGACGGTGGTATCGCCGGCCAGCACTTCCCGGACTTCAGCCAAGTCACGGCGACGCCGGCACGCAAGGCCGGCAGGACGTACCGGGCGACACGCTATAACGCCCGGTCCGTCCTACTCCGCGTCCTGGTCGGCGATCCGGTGTGGGCGAAACGAATCCGGTACGGGAGCGCGTGGCGGGACCTGGATAGCGAGTGGAACGATGCGCTTCACGAAGAGCTTCCGGGCCGGCTGTGTTTCATCACGAATCACGGGTACCGCTGGCTGGACTGCCGGGTCGACTCCGCGAGCGATCCGGAGTCGAAGACGGAGCCGGGCAAGGTCGGCATGGTCCGATACGAGTACCAGCTAGGCAGCGATGACGCGTTCTATTCCGGTTTCGCGCAACCGTATTCGGTGCTCGGGCAGGGGCGGACGTCCGGGCTGGTCCACAATCTGGGCCAGTACCGGGCGTTCCCGGTCGTCGAGTTCCGCGGGCCGGGACGGTTCACGTACGGCATGGGGGATCGGAAGACGGTCCTGCCGGAACTGTTCTCGGGCGAGACTCTGACGATCGACACCGATCCGGACGTCCTGACGGTGGTGGACCAGGCCGGGCGCAATCGGCGTCCGGAGCTGCCCCGCAATCACGATCTGTCGTTCGAGGTCCCGGCGGGCGAGTCGGTGGACATGTGGGCGTCCGTGGTGAACGGGACGCCGGGATCGAAGGTGACGGCGACCATTTCGCCGAAGTACCGAAGGGCTTGGTAGCGAAATGACGGGTGCCCCATTGCTGGGCATCACGTACTACGACCACAGTTACAACGAACTTGGGACGATCGGCGACTATCTGACAGCCGAAGTCGAGTGGAAGCGCAACGACGTTGGCGGCGGAACGCTGGTTATACCAAGCGATTCGCCGCACGTCGCGCGCTTGAAAGAGTGCGCTCCGACGAAGAATCGCCCGCATGGTGACGTTGTGCCGATCACGGTTAAGTACCGTGGCGAACGGTGGTCGGGTCGTGTGCTCACCTATGACGACGAAGGCGTGACTGGTCAAAAGGACTTCACGTGCCAGTTGGTCTCTGACTGGTATCACATGCGCGCATTGCTCGCGTATCCAAATCCCCTGTTGCCCCTGATGGTTCAGTGGCCGCAGAATGACCCGTTCATCGGGCCGATCGACGCGGCTGTGAAGTACTACGTGTTCAAAAACATTGCGCGCACGCAACTTCCGATCGAAGTTCTGTGGCCGGATGGACGCGAGTTTTTCAAGCTCCGGAACTACTCGAACTTCATGGCGCGCATGGCTCCGATGGATGAGCTGTTTCGGGATGCGCTGAAGGACACAGACGCGAATGTGACTCTGTCGCTGTGGTTGCCGGGTGATCCGCAACCATCGCCGGAGACGCACAGGCTGACGCGTCCGTGCATCGTCCTCGACGTCAAGCCGAATCGGGATCGCCGCTATGTGAAGTGGTCGGACCGGCGCGGCGGCGGGATCGCGAAGTCGAAGGTGTCCGGTAAGGCGCAGACAGCGGCTCACATCATCGTCGGCGGCAAGTCCTACGACTTCCTGAATGACTTGATCGCGCAGGGTGCGAACGTGGCGATCAATGCGGCGCTGACGTACTTCGGTCTGGCCGGCGTCGGGAACATCATCACGGACCAGCTCGACGACGTCTTCATGGCGTTCAACAGGTTTGACCATTGGGAAACAGTGCTGACGCACGGTCGCTTTTACTTCAGGGAGGCGTACCAGAACGGCGGAGCGGGCGGGTTCACGGCGGACGCGGTACAGGCCGGAATGCAGGGCATCCACGAGCACAAGGCTCGCCGCACAGTGCGTTTCGAGGTCGTGGACGGGATGCCGTGGACGTTCGGCGAGGACTTCACGGTCGGCGACCTGGTGATCGGCGAGATTGACGACGAGGAACACGAACAGGTCGTGAACGAGGCGAAGGTCCGGGACTCGCGCGAAGGCGCGGTCGAGGTCTCGCTAGTGATCGGTGATGACGACGTGGGCGAGCATCCGATCGCGCGTCAAATCCGCCGGTACAAGCAGACGGAAAAGTGGGTGAAGGCGATGAGCCTTGCATCCTGAGATGGAGGCGCTTCGATGGCGATTCTACGATCAAATGTCAATAAGACGAAGGCGTACCTGAAGGCGCGCAACGGGCTTCAGTACGGCTACGGCGGACAGTTCTCCGATACGGACCTGAAGGCTTCGACGGACTGTTCGGGACTCGCGTACGCCGGCGTCGCCGGCTGCAAGGGTCTCAGCATGGCGCGCCGGTACGGCTCGACGGAGGCGCTTCGCGTCGGTTCGTGGGAGCACGGGAACGCCGGCGTGAACGGTTTCGGGCTGGTCCATGCCGGCTCGGACAAGTCGAAGGTTCCGGCGAATGCGGTTGTGAAGTTGGGACTTCAGCACGGCGGCGGCGGAATGTACTCGCATGTGGCGATCACGATTGACGGTGTGAACGCGGAATCCCGAGGCGCGCCGGGCGGCGTGATCTACGGGACCGTGAAGCGCGGCAACGTGACCTACTTCGCTCGCGCGTGGAACGATCCGCTGTTCCATGACTTTTGGTATCTGCCGGGGCCGATCGTGGACGACACGAAGCCGGTCGTGAACGAGATTGACGCGGAGGCGAAGCGGGCGTCGGCTTGGATCGGTAAACGTGTGATCGCGGAGAAGCCGACTCCGGACGGGAAGGGCCGGCAGGCGCACTACGAGCACGGGTCGATCTATTGGCATCCGAACGTGCGCGCTCACAAGCCGGTCGGCGACCGCGCGGTGGCGATCCCGGCGCACGTGATGGAGACGTGGGGCGAGTTGGGCTACGAAGTCGAGTTCGGCTACCCGCTCGAACGTCACACGGTCATCGCCGGCGTCGGAGACATTCAGTCATTCCAGGGCGGCGTCATCTATCGGAAGTACGGACAACCGGGCTACTTCATCACGGGCCGAATCTGGGATCGCTTCGCGGCGACCGACTTCGAGCGCGGCAACGGGTGGCCGCAATCCAACGAACATGACTTCGACGGCGGTCAGGTCCAGCGCTTCGAGAAGCTGGACATGGTCTACAACCCGTCGGAGGTTACGCGGCTCGCTCGCGGGAAGGTGGCCGGAGAATGGCGACTCTGAAGGATCAGACAGTGAAGGCCGGCGTGCTGGCCTACCGGACGTTCTGGCAGACGCTCGGCTCGGTGCTCGCGGTCGGCTACGTCGCCGGCTTCGACTGGAAGGCGTGCCTGGCAAGTGCCGGCTTCGCCGCGCTCTGGGCGTTCGCTCAGAACATGGGCGAGGGCGGCGCGCTGTCCTCGGCTGACACGGTGCCCTTCGCGGTTCCGGGCCGGCACGCCGGCCAGTGATCGCGGCGGCGGACACGGTCGACGTGTCGGCTCACCCGGTGATCGTCTGGCTGGCGATCATCGGGGCGGCGGTGGGCGCGCTGGCGGTCATCATCCCGAAGGTCGGCGGCGTGGTCCGGGGCGTGATCGAGGACGCGGAGACGCGGAGGCTGGCTCGGCTCGCGGCTGAAGCGGAGTTGGACCGGCAGAGGATCGAGCACGTCGCGCGTATCGAGGCGGCGGCTTCGATCCTCAACGATCAGCGCGTGGTCGCGTTGACGAATCAGCTCGACGGAATCAGCGCTCAGCTCTCGGCTCAGCGCGACCGATACGAACAGCAGATCGAGAAGCTGAGCCAGCAGCTCCGGAACACACAGGACGCGCTGGACGAAGCGCTGGCAGAGATTGGCTCGCTGCGGGATTCGCTGAACGCGTACCGCGACGCTCACGACGAGGACAGGGGGCAGGGATGACGACGAACTACGACGAGGCCGGCGCGACGTTCGAGGACTTGGCGCTCGCGCTCCGGGCGAACTTCATCGACTACGAGAACTTCCCGGTGTCCGGGTCGATGATCGTCGAGGTACAGAACGGCTTCGGGCGGATCGAGCTTCCGCGTGGCAAGCGCGGTCCGGAGGGTCAGCCGGGCCGCGCGGCTGCCCCGTTCGACTCTGTGCGGGCGATCGCGAGCGCGTCGAACCTGCCGGCGAATCCGTCCGAGTCTCAGAAGCGCACGGCGTACGTTGCGCGGGATACCGGCATGATGCACGCGTGGGACGACGAGGCCGGCGCGTTCGGCGAAGTCGGGCTGTTCCGTGGCGCTCCGGGCGATCGCGGGCCGGTAGCGATGATCCTTCCCGGCAACGTGACTGCGACCGCTCCGGGATCGGAGCCGACGCATTCGTTCGAGGACATCGGGAACGGGCGCTACCTGTATCACGTGACGATCCCGCGCGGCGAGCAAGGTCCGGACGGCGACGAAGGTCCGCCCGGACCGGCGGCGGCGATCACGAAGGCGCAGGACTACAACGAAGCGTCAGGGACGCCGGCGGTCGGCTCGGTGCTGCGGTACGGGTCGCTGAACAAGTGGGAGCCGGCACCTTATTACCAGGAGGTCGGCCCGTTCCGTCCGGACGCGGCGGCATACACGGAGCACAACGAAATCGTTGGCACGCTCGCGCCGGAACGAACTGTCGTGACGCTGAACGTTCCGGGACAGACGTTCCCGTGGCGTCCGCGTGCGTTCGCCGGCTGCCATGTGGCCGGCCCGGTCGACGGAGACATGGCGCTCGAAGTCCGGATCGGTGGTCCGGCGGGCGCGCTGGTCGCTCGCGGGATCGAGTATCAGGCGAACGACCAGTACGTGACGACCGTGCCGAACTTCAGCGGTTCGGCTCCGGAAACGACTGTAGTGCCGGCAAATACGGACGTGACGCTGTACATGGTGATGAAGCGCATTTCGGGCGTCGCGCCGTGGAAACAGCGGAAGGCAAACGCGAGCCTCGAAGTGTGGTGCGTTCCGGTCCTGGACGGTTCTCCGGCGGGTGCATTCCCGGCGGGCGCGGACTTCGACGGTGGGGAGCTGTAGGCATGGCGACAATCATCCGCTTTCGGCGGAACACGGCGGCGGAGGCTGCGGCGAGTAACCCGGTACTCCGCGCCGGCGAACCGGGATTCGCGGTGGACACCAACACGCTGAAGGTCGGCGATGGCGTCCGGGCGTGGAATGACCTTCCGGACGTCGGCGTGGACGCGGGCGGGCTGGTCGTGGTGTGGGATGAGCTGAGTCAGGACGTGCGGGACCGCATTTCGGCCCGGCTCACTCGGGACCAGGCGGACGCGCTGTACGCGTCGGTGGCGCGGGTGTCGGGGATCGAGGCGGACGTCTCGGCGCTCTCGGGCGCGGTCGACCAGCTCGGGACGGACGTCGCCGGCAAGCTCGACAGATCGTCCACGCCGAATCAGGTTTACGGGACGAACAGCGCGGGCGATCAGAACATGTGGAGGGTGTCGAGCAGCGCGACCGGGACCACGCTCGCGCTTCGAGGGTCCGGGGGCGTGCTGTCGATAGGTCCGGGGACCGATGAGGGGCACGCGGTCACGAAGGGCCAGATGGACGCCGGCGACGCCGGGAAGGTCGACAAAACGAATCTGACTGTCCGGCTGTACGGCACCGACGGCGCAGGCAATCAACAGGCGCTTGTGTGGGGCCAGTCGGCGGCAACGCCGAACACGATCCCGCGCAGGACGTCCACGGGTGCAACCTTCACGGGTGACGCGACGGACCCGGCGCACGCGGTGACCAAGGGGCAGCTTGATGCAGGCTTGGCGACGAAGGCGAACGCGTCGGCACTGTCCGGCAAGGCGGACCTTGTCGGCGGCGTGATCCCGGTATCTCAGCTGCCCCGCGTTCAGATCGGCGAGACGTTCACGGCGTCCAGTGAAGCGGCAATGCTCGCGCTCGACGCTCAACCGGGCGACGTCGCGATCCGAACCGACATCGACACGGTCTACATGATGAAGGCGCAGAATCCGGCGGCGCTGTCGTCGTGGTTCGACTTGTCGAGCGCGGCGCAAGGCGGCGTTGTGTCGGTGAATGGTCAGACGGGGACGGTGTTCCTCGGCAAGTCAGACGTTGGCCTGGACAGGGTCGACAACACGCCGGACGTCGATAAGCCGGTGAGTGGTCCTGTGGCGCAAGCACTGACAGGCAAGGTCGGAACTGGTGACGCGCGTCTGTCGAATGAGCGCGTTCCGGTGAACGGTTCGGTCGAGTGGGACAAGCTCGGCCCGGTACTTCAGTCGGACTTCGCGGGAGTCGAGTCGGTCGCGCGAAGCGCGCTTCAGGGTGAGGTAGTCGCGTCCCTGCCCGCGAATCCCGTTCCTGGACGGGTCTATTTGGTGACGGGGTGAACGATGGCGGTTGTCGTTGACGGCGTGGACCCGGACATCTACGTCGGGTCCACGCCCATTCGAGAGGTATACCGGGGTGGCGATCGGCTCTGGGCGCGGGGCGAGTGGCTGAACGACCCACTACAGAACGCGAACGCATGGTCTATGTCTCAGTCCTCGGGCGGGGGCGTCATCATCGACGGCGAAGCTCGGATCGCGGCTGACGGCACGGGGTATGCCCATTTCGTGACGCCGGCAATGACGGACGATCAGTATGTGGCTTGCCGGGTCGGCGGGTACACGCACAACGCGCGGCAGTCGGCGCTGTTCTCGCATGACGACGGCAGCCGTTCCGGGCACTACATGGCGGTGTTCACGACAGGCCGGCTCGACTTCATTCGAGCGTCGGGGTGGGCGTCGCAAACGGCGGCGTTTGCGTCGTGGTCCGGGACGATCAGGTCTGACGACTGGATCGAAATGTGGAACGTCGGTGCTCGGTTCCGGGTCGCTGTCCGTGGGTCGGTGGTCATCGACCACGTGGTGAGCAATCCGGCGCTCGGCGGGCGTCGACAGGGAATCGTACTGACGCGAAGCCTCTTCGCGAGTTCGTCGCGTATGGCGGAGTGGCGAGGCGGCGATACGCGCCGATGGCGGAAATGAGAGGGGCGGAGATGCAACGGCAATCACCGTTCAAAGACCTGTACGGCGGGCGGGTTGCGCCGGCAAGTCAGCAGATCGTCACGCGCGGGTCGCTCGACGCGGAAGCGACACAGACGGGCGAGCGGGCCACGGCGTACGCGGAGAATGAGACGCGGAACGCTGTCGGGTCGATCGCGGAGGCTGTGGCCGGTATGGCGGGTGCCGGCGTCGCCGACATTCGCGCTCGGATAGAGGGCATCCTCGGCGGGCTGTTGTCGAACACTGAAACGCTGGTCGAGCACACGGAGGCGATCGCGGAGCTGGCGGAGATTGCGGAGGCCGGCGGGGCGATCACGCCGGCATACGTGTCGAACCTGGACGAGATGGCGACGGTCCCGCGCCGGGACTGCATCGACTATGTGATGAACGGCAACAGCTTGGAGCGGGTCATCGGTCGGTTCACGCCGGCGGTCCAGACTCAGCCGAACGTCGGGGGCGTCGTCTACTACACGCCGCTGCCGGCGGATCGGACGGGCATCCCGGAAGTGATTCGGTTCGTGTCGCGGCGGAACACGTCGGGATGGATCGCGGATGACATCGCGGACCATCGGGTCGATCTGTGCGTGTTCAACCCTGAGACGCACAGGATCGAGAAGGTGACGGACAACGGCAACCTTCGCGATCTGGGTCAGCAGCAGGACAGCGAAATCGCGGTCCGTATGACGCTGGGCGAGTCGAACCGTGTCCGTCCTGGACACCTGTTGTTCGTGGCTCACCAGCAGCGCGCGCCCGGCTTGTTGCAGGGTCCGCGCTGGGTGATGGCGGCACCGAATCCGAACATCGGCCGGAACGATGACGTGCTGTTGCGATATGCGACGTACCGCACGACCGGTCACATGTCCGCGATCCCGTCGAGTGTATTTCTCGAAGACCTGGCCGGCGATAACTCATTCATTCCGTGGTTCTCCGTCGGAATGCGATCGTAGACGCAAAAGCGCCCCGCTACCCGTAATGGGCGGCGGGGCGCTTTCGTCGTTTCTGGGGTCAGGCGCACGAATCGCGGAGAACCTTCGCGGTCGATTTGTTGGGCGTGAATCCGTAGTTATCGCGGATGTCTTGCTGAATGCCCTTCACGTTCCACATTTCCGGGACCTGGTGGCGGAGGGCGCAAGCGAAGTTGTGCCATACGCCCATGCTGAAGACTTGGTCTTCGGTGTAGTCGCCGGACGCGTGGAGCGCGGCGACTAGTTCGTCTTCGGTGAGCGGTCCGGAGCTGGCCGGCTGTTCGGTCGTGGTGGCCGGCGTCTCGGTGCGCGTCGTGGTCGTCTCGGTGGTTGTGGTGGCCGGCTCGGTGACCTCGGCGACGGTCGCCGTGGTGGTCGCGGCGGCGGCGGTGGTGGTCGTCGGGTCGGGCGCGGTCGTAACGTCGGACGAGCACGCGGCGAGTGGAAGCGCTGCGGCGGCGGCGATTGCGACGACAGCGAGCGGGCGGCGGTAGTTCATGCGCTCACACTATCCGGCGAATCGGACACTCTTTGTGCCCCCTGTAGGACTCGAACCTACGACCTAGTGATTAAAAGTCACCAGCTCTACCAACTGAGCTAAAGGGGCGTGCGTGTTCAATTGTAGGTGCCCCACGTTTGCCCCACGGGGCAAGGTGTCGGACCCTGTCGGCGCTGGTCACGGACTAGGTGAACGGCGTTAACCGTCGGATTAAAAGTCCGTGATTCTGGCCTACACACGGGGCAACGTCTGTCAACATGCGGCGACGTTTTCCCGCACTGATCTGCCGTTACGGGCCGATGGGCCGATCGTCTGACAACACGGTTCTACCTGCGTCTACGCGCGGCTGCCCCACGATCTGCCCCACGACGCCCCACGATCTGCCCCACGCCGGCGTCACCATTTGAGCTCGCCGCGCTGATGCTTGCCGCGATGGCCGGGCGTCCGCTCGCACGTGACGCGGTGGCTGGTGTCCGGGTCCACGGTCCACGCCGCGCAATCGCTCCGCGCGCCGCGCCCCGGACGGCTCTCCGCCCACTTGTCGATGGTCTCGCGCTTCCATCCGTAGACGCGTCCGATCGTCGCGTCCGGGGCCGGCAGGTAACCCTTCCGGTCGTAGGACTTAACAGTGTCGACACTCAGTCCGAGATGGTCGGCTATGTCGCCGCGACTCAGGTATTCGATCATCGGGCCGGCGCCTGTCGTCCACGCACGAACCACACGGCGGCGATCGCGAGCCACAGGCCGGCGATGGCGGCGGCTTCGACGTGCCGGCCACCAGCCACGGCGAGGCCGGTCGATACGGCGATGAGAACGGCGCTCAGGGCCATTGCAACGCGTCCATTCATGGGTATTCCTTCCCGGTCGTGCGAAGTAGAATCGGCGTGGCAAGCGGGCCGGGGTGGTAGTGACTCCCCGGACCGCTTGCCTTGCTTATCGGCGGCGTTTGCGTTTCCGCTCGCGGTGCTTTCCTCGGTATCGAGGTCGGTTCCGCTCACCCTGCCAGACTGCGAATGCTGCCAGCAGGAACGCCGCGATATTTAGCGCGTCACGCCATTCCACATCACTTCCCTTCCGTCGGGGCGGCGGTTCCGCCCTTCGTCTTCGACTATACGCCTTTAAGGGTGTGGGGTCAAGCCGTGCTCTCATTTTGACATAACACCCGAAAGGGTCTAACGTTATCCGTGTCAGCTACCAACGAACGAAGGACAAGCGATGACGACCACGAAGCGCCCGCACCGATACGAGACGCCGGCACAGATCGACGCGAAGCTGTCGGAGCTTCACGCGAAGCGGGCGCAGCTACGGGCGGAGCTGGACCGCGTGGACGCGGCGATCGAGTCGCGTGACGGCGAGTTCGCGGAGCGCGGCGGCTGGTCGCGGGCGTTCCTGGTGACGAACAACGGCGGACACGTCCACAAGTCGACCCGGTGCGGCACGTGCTACCTCACGACGACGTTCCTGTGGCTGACCGACATGTCCGGCATGGACGAAGCGGCGATCGTGGACGAGGCCGGCGAACGCGCTTGCACGTCGTGCTACCCGGACGCCCCGGTCGACGTCCTGAAGCGCGCGAGCCGTATCCGCACGGCGGAGGACGACGCTCGGGACGCGGCGCGGGCGGAGCGGGACCAGAAGCGCGCAGAGCGGGCGGCGAAGGTGCTCCTGGACCCGGAGACGGGCCGGCCCGTTCGCGGCGAGTACGGCGAGCTGAAGACGGAGCGCGGCGCGGAGCTGGAAGCCATGTCGGGGCTGAAGTCGCTCCTGTGGTACGGGCCGTCCCATCCGGGCGCGGTGAAGTGGATCGAGATTGCGAAGAGGGTCGCGGTCGCCAAGGCGGCGAAGCACGACACGGACCAGGACGTCGAGCTGGCCGCGCTGAAGACGAAGGCCATGAAGGCGCACAAGCGCGACGCGAAGGGCTTCCCGGAGGCGCTGGCGCGGACGCTCGACGACGTCCAGTTCTGACGCCGGCAAGCCGGGGCGCGGGTCAAGCGCCCCGGCTTGATCTGGTCCGATCAAGAGTTTGACGTACAACCGATAAGGGTCTAATGTCGAAGACAGATCAGCTACCAGCTACCACCGACCGAAGGGGACGACATGCAGAACACGACCGCCACCGCACAGGCTCAGCTCGACGCGATCCTGGGGCTGGATCGCACGATCGAGGACCGCGCGGCGGACTTCGCGCGAGTGGCGGAGCGTGCGGAGGCTGCGGCGGCGCGCGAGCTGGGTCGGGCGCGCGAGTTGCTGGAAGCCGGCGACCTGGACGGAGCGGACGCGGCGGCGCTTCGGGCACAGTCGCGGCTGGCCGACGCGCGTCACTACGGCGAGCGGTCGGCTGACCTGTGGGTCCAGGCTCTCATGTTCGGCTGACCGGCCCGCCGGCGTACGGGGTATCCATTGGGGTGCCCCGTTTTTCGTGTCCAGACCATGGATTGACGTAGGGCCTAAAAGGGGTTAAGGTCATGCTTATGACGAACGAAGAGCGGGCGACGATGGCAGAACAGCGGAACGCAGAGCGCTTCGCGGAGTGGGAGGCCGGCGGTCGCCGCGTCCGGCTCGGCATGGCTCGCACGGTTCACGTGTGGGGCAAGGGTGCGACGGAGTGCGGGCGGAAGCCGCGTCCGGGCCAGCAGCGCCGGACCCTGGACCCGGTCGAGTGCAAGCGTTGCGCGAAGGCCGCGTAGACGTCAAAGACGAAGCGGGGCACCCTTTACCGGGTGCCCCGCTTTCGTTCGTTCTGCGGGCCGATCAGCCTAGCGCGCGGCGTACCGTGTCCCAATGGGACTTAGCTAGGTGCTTGTACCGCATGGTCGTTCGGATCGACTCATGCCCCAACAGCGCGGATACCTCTTCGATCGGAACGCCGGCGCGGAGTAGCCGGCTCGCGTACGTGTGCCGGAGGTCGTGCAGACGGACCTTCCCGACGTGCCGGCGGTTGCGCGCCGGCCCGGTCCATGCGATCCGGCAGGACGCTTCCCATCGGTGGCGGAAGTTGCTCGAATCCATTGGCCGGCCCGCGACGTGCGCGAGGACGAGGCCGGTCCGTGTGGGCGGCGTGGCCGATCCGATGTACTCGACGTCCGGCGGCGTGCCGGGGCCGGCCTGGTCGAGCCGGTCGCGGAGTGACGCGACGAGGGACGAGCCGATCGGCACGTCGCGGCGTTCGTGATCCTTCGGCGGCTTCATCTTTCGGGCCACGGGATCGTAGGACCATGCGACGGTGATCGCGCGGTGGTCCAGGTCGACATGCTCCCAATGGAGCGCGAGCGCTTCGCCTAGGCGTAGGCCGGTGCCGACCAGCAGATCGGCGGCGAACTGGTCGAAGTCGTCGAGCGTGACCCGGATCGCCTTGTACTCGGCGTCTTCGAGGTAGCGGTCCGGCTGCGGCGGGATCTTCGGCAGCGTGACGCCCTTGCACGGGTTCGCGACGATCAGGCGCGCCCCGACTGCGGCTTTGAGGCTCGCGGACAGCAGAAAGTAGCACTTATGCACGGTCGACGGTGCCAGCTCTTGTGAGAGCTTCACTGTCCACGTTTCGACGTCGGTCCGGGTGATCGCGCGTAGTGGCCGGTCGTGCCAGTAGGGGCGGACGTGGTCGCGGATGCGGGCGGCGTCGCTGCGCTCGGTCGAGTCCGCGCGCTTGCGCCCTTCGAGCCACCGGGGTTCCCATTCGCCCCACGTGACGCGGTCCGCGCCGGCGGGTGACGGGTTGTCGCGCTCGCGCTCTTCGGCGGCGCTGGCGGCGCGCTCGGCTTGCGCTTTGCGGACGTAGGTGATTCCGGGCGTGGCCGGGCGCTGTCGTCCATCGCTGTCGCGGTAGACGGCACGGTACTTACCGGATGGAAGTTTCTCGGCCCATCCCACGGGGCGCTCCCTTCGATCGGCGGCGGTTGCGGTGGCAGGCTTGGCCGGCGAGCGTGAGGACGCCGGCACTGAACAGCAGGGTTGCGGTGAGGGTGATCGGCCAGAGTCCCCCGGAGAACTGCGTAACGCCGGCTTCGAGCACGTTCACGGTGCGCAGGATAAGCCCGACGGCGAAGAAGCTCGCGGACGTGAACCACATGAGCAGGACGGCGCGCTCACCTGGCTTGGCTCCGTCCAGGCTGACGAACACTGCCCACATGAGCAGCGCGACGGCGATCGCTTCGGTGCCGGCGAGGATCAGCCAGTGGTAGGTCATCGGTTCCCACGGGTTGCCGATGTCGAGGCCGGTCGTGGACGTGAAGTCACTCGCGGAGTACGCGGCGAGCATGGCGAGCGCGCTCACAACGAATCCGGGGATGACGAACCGGAGGTATCTCGCGAGCTGTAGCGAGATGAGCGCGTGCGCAACGATCGCGAAGGTAAGCGCGAGCCGGGCGACGTTACTCGCGACGCTGGGCAGGTTCGCCGGCCAGCCGCTCGCTGTGGCGTTCACGGCGGAGTTGTACCAGTCGTTCGCGGGCGTCCCGCGCAGGACCAGCATTGCGAGGATGGCGGCGACGGAGATTGTCAGCGGGCGAGTCCACGGACTGCGGGTCCATGCGGGGATGCGCGCGACGAGCGCGATCGCGGAAACGATCATCGTGCAGGTGAGAACAAACGTCATTTAAGCATTGCCTTACGAACTTGGGACGCGCGCCCTGGGGGCTGGGACGGGCGCGAGGAGGTCCCTGGAATATCGGTCGCCGGTCCGTTTTCGTTTCCTAGTCGACGGGCGACCTCGGCGGCAAGTTCGGCGGTCGACGTCGTGCTGACGAGTGCCCCGTCCGAGTCGAGTTGTTCCATGACGTCGTGGAGGTCCAGGACCTCGAACGCGATCAGCGCGGCGGTCCGGCTGAGCTTGAAATAGTCGAGCACGCTTAGCGTTTCGTCGAGGCTGAAGCCTTCGTCGCGCCGGCGGTCGATTGTGGACACGCTCGCGTCGATGGCGATCGCCAACTCTTCGCGTGAAGGCATCCGCCCGGTGACGTCACGGACGTACTCTTTGACCGTTCGTTGATCCAACATGGGTCAAATCCTAGTCTCAATTCTGAGACATCACAACCGCACGACCTGGGACGATACCCAAAAGTGACACGCTGAAATTACAACGGTGTTGGACATGTGATGCAACTTGGGTCATTGTTGACCCATGCAACACGGCAAACCCGCAATCCTGAGAGTCAATCAGGACGCTGTACGGCAAGGCATGAAGCGCAAACGCATTCCGAACTTCGACGTTCTGGCCGAACGGCTGAGCGTATCGCGAGCGACTATCTACCGCACGGTGTCCGGCTCCGACACTCCGAATCCGGCAGTGCTGGCCGGCCTTCACCTGTGGCTTGGCATTTCGTGGACCCGGCTCCTGATCGTCGAGGACCCGAACGCGGACACGGTGCCGGAACGGCTCGCGTCGTGAACGTCAAACAGGCGGCGGCGAAGGTCGGGTGTCATCCGGAGACGATTCGCCGGGCGCTGTGGTCCGGGTCGCTGAAGGGTCACCAGGCCGTCGAGCCGAACGGAATCTGGCGGATACGCCCCGACGATCTGGACGCCTGGGCGTTCGGAGAGGGGGCAGCGTCACAGTGACGTAACCCGAAGCGGCGGAGCCGAAGACAGAACGGTCCGGAAAGGGCGGCAACCCTTCCCGGACCAGCGAGAACTACCGATCGACCAGCTACCAAACTAGAAGAGGAACATTCTCAGTGAACGACCATACCGTACCCGTGCCGGCCCGCGTCCTGGTGAACGCGATCGACGCACTGTCCACGCTGGTGCTCGACGTCTACGCCGACGAGCCGATCCCGTTCGTGCCGACCTGGACCGACGAACTTCCGGACGGCTTCGAGCTTCCGGAAGGACTCGACGAGCCGGCCACGCCGGCAGAGTTTCACTCCGCCCCCGCCGGCGATGACGTGGATTCGGACGACTTGCTCGACTCGCTCCGCTCGCGGCTCGGGCTGGACCCGGAGCCGGCAGAGTTCGGCGTCTACCGCGACCGCGTCGGCGACGTCTGGCGGCACACTCCGGACGGCTGGCAGCCGATCGAGTCATCCGACGGTCAGGACGTCACTCACCTGACGATCGAGACGTCATGGTGCCCGGAGGTCGCGAACTGCGGACCGTTCGAGCTGGTCGACACGGAGCCGGCTTCGTTCTCGCTCGCGGAGGCTGCCCACCAGCTCGCGGAACAGGGAATCGACACGGGCCGAAATCGCCTGTACCGCTACCTGAACGAAGGTATCGCGTGGACCGATGGCGAGGGATCGCCGCGCCCGGCGGCAGACGGCTACCTGATCGTGGCGGAGCCGGCCAGCGGCTCACGGAGCGCGGTCGTCCGGGTCACGCCTGAAGGTGTGGCGGCGCTCGCTCGCGTCATGGGTTCGGCTCTGTGAGCGCCCGGCGCGATCGTCTGGCCGGCGTCCGGAAGCGGGCGGACGAGCTGTACGAAGCCGGCGAGCTGGCGGAGTACGCCGACATGCTGAGCCGGGCAGCCGGCCACCGGCGAGCCAATGGGCGCAACGGCGAAGCGGCGCGAATGCTCTCCGACGAAGCCGATCGGTGGCTCGGGGAATCGAAACTCGAAGCCGACCAAGCGATCCCGGTCGGGCTGGCCGGCGACGTCGAAGAGCTGGCCGCGTGATCGGCGAAGAGCTGACAGCGGATCAGTGGGCGGAACTGTTGTTCAGCGACGACCGGGGCCGCGTGCGGGAACTGTCCCTGATGGCCGGCGTCGCGGTGGTCGAGCTGTGACGGCGGCGATCGCGAGACGACCGAAATATCCGGGCTGGCCGGACTTCTTATGCGCGGCGATCCTGGTCGTCGGGCTGGTAACGAGAGCGATGGAGCTTTGGTAAAGGTCACGATGGGGGCGACGATTCCGGTCGTCCAGTACGGCAACCTTCAGCCGACGTTCGAGGTCGAGGGCGACACGCTCGACGTCGCGCTGGACGCGGCGGTCGAAGCGATGGCGCGGGTATGGAATCGGGTCAGCGACAAGCCGTTACGTCTCCGCGTCGAGGACGAGGCTCCGGGCGGCGTGTCGGTCGTGGTCGACCTGGTCTGTTGGGCGTCCGGGCTGGTCGTCAAGTTCGATCCCGTGGCGCACGTCTACGGCGACGGAACTTGGCTGTCGGGGTCGACCTTCGCGGACAAGTTCACCAGTGAGTTCGCCGGCGAGCACGTCGCGAAACAGATGGTCGCGAAGTCCACGGAGGCTGTCGAGGCTGTCGACGTGCTCGACATGTGGGCGAAGAACGCGGAAGCGTCGTCCACGTTCGGATTGGCTGTCCATGCAGCACTGGAACTTCGGGGCAAGTTCGGGTGGGTGTCGCGGGCCGTGAAGGGCGGTTCGCTGGAATCGGCGCTGACGAAGAATCCGACCCTACTGCCGATCGTGGAGAAGTTCTACGAGGGGCGCGAGGGCGAGCGGGCGGCGTACGAAGCGTTCGTCGCCGACCCGGAGAAGAGACACTGCGGGCAGGTCGACCGGCTGCGAATCATGGAAGAGCGCAACCACGTTCGGGTCGAAGACTTCAAGACGAATACCGACCTGAAGAAAAAGGTCACGGTGCGCGAGCCGTTCCGTGACGTGATCGAGCGGACGAAGCTCGGGCTGTACTGGCTGCAATTGTCGTTCTATGCGCGGATTCTCGCGGTCCACGGGTTCGTCGTGGAGGGGCTGACGGTCCATCACTGGAACGGCTCGGAGTGGGACGAGTACACACACGACGTCATCGACATTTCGGAGGTCATCTGATGGACGGCGGGGCGGAGACGGCGCTAGCGATCATGGACCAGCTCGAAGACGAGTGGCAAGAGGCAAGGGGCGAAGGCTGATGGGGCACTGGACACAGGACCCGGCGTACCGGGAAGCGTTGCGGATCAGCAACAGCGAGCACGAGAGCGCGGACCGCCGGGCGCTGGCACGGGCCGAAATCATGCGGATTCAGGCGGACTACTTCGGAGGCGTGAGCAAGTGAGCGAAGACATGAAGGTCGGCGAGCTGTTGGCGAAGATCAGCGGCGAGGTCGGCGCGGTCCAGAAGAACGATCAGATGAACGGCGGCGGCGGCGGGCCGCGCTACAACTTCCGTGGCATCGACGCCGTGGTGAACGCGTGTCACCGGGCGTTCGTCACAAACGGCGTATCCGTTGTGCCCCAACTGGTGAGCATCGACTACGTGGACGTGCTGATCGGCAAGCACGGCAACCGGGGCGTGTCCGTCCGGGTCGTCATGGATTACGTGTTCACGGGGCCGGCGGGCGATCAGCTCACGGCGCGAGTCGCCGGCGAGGGACAGGACCAGGCCGACAAAGGCACGGCAAAGGCGCAGTCGGTCGCGATGCGCGTCGGGCTACTGCAAGCGCTGATGCTGCCCACGGACGAGCCGGACCCTGATTCGTACTGGGAGGAACAGCAGCCGGCTCCGCCGGAGTACGTCGAGCTGCGGGCGAAGGCAATCCAGCTCGCGATCGACGCACAGATTCCGGGCGGAGAGCTGGCGGCGGAGTTCGAGGCGATCGGCGGCGAAGGGCTGGTGAGCCAATCGGAGGACGTCGAGAAGCTGCGGGCGCTGATCGAAGCGCTGGAAGGCGCAGGGCAGCCGGCGGCGGACGAGAACAGCGGAGAGGACAACGGGCATGGCGGACAGTGACCAGGCGGACACGGTCGACGAGGTCCGGGACGATACGCCGCACCCGCTGACGGACTCGGTGTACGGCGAAGTGGACGACGAAGGGGCCGAAGTCGTGATCGAGCCGGACGACTCACTCGCGTACATCGCGCGGCGACTCATGGACATTGAGGTCGCGATATATCGCGCCCCGGTCCAGATCGCGAAGGCTCGCGACGCGGAGTCCATCGCACAGGATCGGCTGGACGAGGCGAAGGCACATGCGCTCGCTCGGGTGAAGGCGGCGGCGAAGGTGACCGTTCCGGAGGCCGAAGCGAAGGTGTTCCTGGCGACCAGGGACGAGCGTCGGGCGCTCGCGGTGGCGACAGCTCGCTACGAGTACGCAAAGGACGTCAATCGGTCGCTGGACCGCGAGAAGGACGCACTACAGACGCGATCCGCGAATCTGCGGGCACAGGCCAATCTGGCCGGAAGGGGCGGAGCATGAAGGCATGGACAGTACCCACGGATGACGTGAAGGCGATCGCGGACCGCGCGAAAGCCGGCACGGCTTCCGCCGGCGACACGCTCCGACTGGTCGGCAGAGTCCAGCAGCTCGAAGCGATCGCGGCGGCGCTCACGGTCGAGCGGGACAGCGCGGCGGCGGCGGCGAAGACGAACGCGGACGTGCTCGCGAAGATGCGAGAGGTTCGCGAGAGCGGAGCGCCGGAGCCGACTCAGCTCGCGGGATTCCGGTACTGGCTCGGCGAAGCCGGCTACCACCGGGCCGTCGGCGACGTCGTGGAAGAGGCCGTGAAGGTTCTCGCGGCGGAGTTCCTGGGGAAGGACGCCCGCGACCTCGGTTGGCCTAACGTCCACGACTTCAGTCGAAACGTGGCGACCATCTTCCAGCGCCACGGATTGCTACGCGGTGGCGCGTAAGACGGGGCCGACGCCGCGCACGGTCACGGCAGCTCGGGAACGGGCCGGCGGACTATGTGAGCGCTGCGGATTCGCCGAAGCGCAACAGCTCCACCACAGACGCCCGCGAGGCATGGGCGGGACCAGGGACGCCGGCGCGAACGCGCTGTCGAACCTGTTCTATGTCTGCTACCCGTGCCACCGACACATCGAAGAGAATCGCGCGGAATCAATCGAGAACGGTTTTCTGATTAGCCGAATTTCGAGTATTTCGCCGGAGGCGGTTCCGGTCCTATATCGCGGAACGCTGAAGCTATTGAACAATGAGGGAGAAGCGATTAAATGCCTTGGTTCCGGGTTGACGACGGATTGCAAGGTAGCCGGCAAGTACTGAGTATTCCGAAACGGGACCGGGCGGCGGCGGTCGGTTTGTGGACATTGGCCGGAGCATGGTCCGCGCGTGAATTGACAGACGGCTACGTGCCAGAGTTCATGCTGACGGAGTTGTCCGGGACGCCCCGGCTGGCCGGCCTACTGGTCGACTGCGGACTGTGGGATCAGCTCGACGCCGGCTTCATCTTCCGGCAGTGGTCGAAGTACAACCCGACAGCCGATCAGGTCCGCTCGGACAGGGAGGCGGCACGGGAACGGATGCGTCGCCGGCGGCGCGAATCGGACGGAAAGTACGCCGAAACGGGACCGGCGGAGGACCGGCGAGGGACCGGCGAAGGACCGGCGAAGGACCGGCGAGGCTCGACGGTTTCGGCGGGCGAACAACCGATCCCGTACGACGACACGGACGGCGGTCGCGACGATTCGGCCACGACCAGCGGAGACGGCGAGATGTTCGCGCGAACGGAATCCGAACACGATGCGAACTTCGCCGAAAGTTCGGATTCGGTTCGTCCACCCCGACCCGACCCGACCCAACCCATAAAGAAGAAGGGTCCGACCACGACCGATCCGGACGGGTTCGCGGAGTGGTGGGCGGCGTACCCGAAGAAGGCCGACAAGGGTCACGCCCGGAAGGCGTACGGGAAGGCGCTCGGACTGGCAACGGTCGATGAGCTGATCGCCGGCGCGAAGCGTTACCGGGACGACCCGAAACGGGAAACGAAGTTCACGAAGAATCCGGCGACTTGGCTTAACGGCGAATGCTGGGCCGACGAATCGGCGACAGCTCCGGCAGTTAAAGAGCGCCGGCGATTCCAGGAAATTTGAAAGGCGGTGACATGAGCGAGCGAGACGAACAGCTCGGAGCGGTTCTATTCGACGATTACGCGGAAAGGGCATTGCTCGGGACGGTGATTGCCGCGCCGGATGCCGCGCGAGAGGTTTTCCTGTCGGTCGCGCCGGATGACTGGTATCGGCCACGGCATGCGGAGCTGGCGGCGGTCGTGTCGCGGATGCTGCGCAACGGGCAGGGTGTCGACGCGGTCGCGGTCCTGGGGCAGGTGACGGCGCAAGGTCTGGCGGGTTCGTGGGATGCGCCCGGCGTCTTCGAGCTGATCCAGCTCGCTTCGGTGGCTCACGTCGCCGTGGAGCACGCGAAACGGGTCCGCGCACTGTCGGGTAGGCGAAAGCTGGTTTTCGGCTGCCGTAGGGCCATTCAGCGGCTCGAATCGCCGGCCTACTCCGACGAGGACGGCGACGTTCATGCGACCGCGGTCGAGTTGCGGCAGTTCTGCGACGACGCGGAGACGGCTTCGAGCGATCGGAGTCAGCCCGTCCCGACCGGCATGGACGCGTTTCTCGCGGAGCCTGACACTCACGATTGGTTGGTGCCGGGTCTGCTCGAACGGATGGACCGGACGATCATCACGGGCGGCGAGGGCGGCGGCAAGTCGGTTCTGTGCTCACAGTTCGCGGCGTGTCTGGCCGGCGGGCTGCATCCGTTCTCGGGGCAGGTGCTTGGACGTGGGGATCAGAACGTGCGGGTCTTGGTGCTCGACTGCGAGAACAGTCCGGCACAGTCGCGCCGGCGGTACCGGCGGGTCGTCCAGCGGGTGAACCTGAAGCGGGACATGGACGGTCTCAACCCGCTTCGGTGGGACGAGTGGCTGAGCATCGACATGCGACCGGCAGGCGTGGACTTGCTATCCGCGCGTGACGTGTCGTGGGTCGAACATGCCATATCGGCCTGTGCCCCTGACCTTGTCGTGATCGGCCCGCTGTACAAGCTGCACCACAGAAACCCGTCGGACGAAGAGGCGGCTCGCGAAGTGTCGTGGGTCCTGGACGGGCTTCGTGAGCGGCACGGGATCGCGCTACTGACTGAGGCGCACGCCGGCAAGGGCAAGGATGAATCGACCGGGGATCGGATCATGTCGCCGATCGGGTCGTCCATGTGGCTTCGCTGGCCGGAGTTCGGGTTTGGGCTGTTGCCGAAGCGCGACGGCGAGCGCGACAAGTCCGGGCGGGCGAAAGAAGTTGACGTCGTGAGTTGGCGCGGAGCGCGAGAGGAGAGGGCGTGGCCGTCTGAACTGAGTTGGGGCCATACGTTGCCGTGGGTAGCGGGGCCAGATTACGAAGCCGAATCATCATCGACACTCTGACACAGGGAGATTCACTACATGGCAGGCGAAACCATCATCACGGTAATCGGCAACCTGACAGCCGATCCGGAACTGCGGTTCACTCCGTCCGGCGCGGCGGTCGCGAACTTCACGGTCGCTTCGACTCCGCGACAGTTCGACCGGGACGCGAACGAGTGGAAGGACGGCGATCCGCTGTTCATGCGCTGCAACCTGTGGCGTGACGCGGCGGAGAACGTCACGGACTCGCTGTCGAAGGGGACTCGGGTCATCGTGCAGGGCCGGCTGAAACAGCGGAGCTACGAGGACAAAGAGGGCGTCACGCGGACCATCGTCGAGCTGGAAGTGGACGAGATCGGTCCGTCCCTGAAGTACGCGACGGCGAACGTGACGAAGTCGAACCGGGGCAACGGCGGCGGCAACGGCGGCAACTTCGGCAACGGCGGCGGTGGACAGCGCGGCGGCGGCAACCGTGGCGGTGGACAGCGCGGCGGCGGCGGCAACCGTGGCGGCGATCCGTGGGGCAGCGCACCCGCCGGCTACTGACAGTCCAGAACGACCAGCTACCAACTCATTTCGAGAGGACTCACAACACACATGGCAAACGCAACCCTGACGATGAACGTCGACGAGCTGGCCGACGTGATCGCCGCGAAGGTCTCGAAGGTCGACCCGGCGGAACACGAGGCCGTCACGGCGGAGCGCGACAAGCTCCGGGGCGAGCTGGACAAGATCGGGTATCAGGCGATGCCGGCGCGGTTCTACGACGAGCACGGGGCGACCTTCGAGGCAGCCCGCGCGTTCTTCGAGCACTACATCGAAGAGTCCAGCTCGGCGGGAGTGAAGCTCGAAGCGGTGACGGGTGAGCGCGACGAGGCTCGCGAGACGCTTCGCCGAATCGTTCACGGCGCGGTGCCGTCCCAGTGGGCCAACTACGACGACCCGTTCGGCTCGGCCCGGAAGGTGTTCGACGGCTGGCTGGCGCGGGGTAACGCACTGAAGGCGGCGTCGCGCGAGCTTCGGGACGCGGTCGACGCGAAGGTTCTCGCGGACCGCGATGTCGCAACGCTCCGTCAGTCCGTGTCGACCCTGTCGGATCAGGCGATCGAGCTTCGCGGCGACCTGAAGACGGCGTGCGACGAGCGCGACGAGTTCCGCCGGCAGCTCGACGAGGCGCAGGCGAAGCTGTCCGGCTCGGACGTGCTCGCGAAGGATGCCGTGATGGTCCACGAGGGCACCGACCCGTACGGCGTCCTGTCCGCCGGCGAAGTCGTCACGGTGGTTCACGGGAAGGTCGACCCGGACGGCGACGTGAAGGTCCGTCGGGAGGGTTCGCCGATGTTCGATTACGAGTTCGCTCGCGTGTCGAATCTGAAGCCGCGCAAGCGGACGTACAAGGCCGGCGATCCGGAGCCGGCGGACAAGTCGGTCACCCTGACGGGCGAGGACGACAGGGGCCGGAAGGTGACCCTGAGGTACGGGCGCTACTCGAAGTTCTCGGATGACGGCGGGGCGCTCACGTGGTGGGACGTCACAGACGAGAAGTGGCCGGTCCACGCGCTCTCGGGAGGCGGATTCGCCTACTGGGCAGAGCGGTTCGGCCCGCTGACCGAAGTCTGACCTTCACGCACGACCAGCACGACAGCCGGGGGCGGGGCGGCAACCCTGCCCCCGGCTTCATCCCGACCAGCTACCACGAAGGGGGCGTCATGCTGCCCATGTCCACCATTCCGACCCACGAAGTCCGGGTCGAAGTCGTCCTGGCCGACGAGGTCACGAACGGCTTCCGGCGCAAGGGCGAGAAGTTCGGCGCGACGTTTCGTCTGCCGGCGGACTACGGGCCGGCCTGGACCGACCGCGAGCGGGTCGAAGCGATCGAACGCGGCATCGAGCAAGTGACGCGGTCCATCGGCGATCGGGTCCGCGAGCACTACGGCGTAGCGTCCCGCCGGGCACAGGCGAAGGTCGACGCCCACTATCGCCGGCGCGCGATCCAAGGTCGGATCGAGGCGCTTCGCAATGGATGACGTGATGAACCGGCGGATCGTTTTCTATGTGCCGGGTCACGCTGCACCACAGGGCAGCAAACGACACGTCGGCGGCGGGCGAATGATCGAGTCATCCGAGCGGGTGAAACCGTGGCGCGAGGACGTTCACGCGGCAGCCCGCCGGGCGTTCGGGGCTTCCGGATTCGAGCCGTTCACGGGTCCTGTGGACGTCCGGCTCGACTTCATCATGCCGCGCCCGAAGTCCGCACCGAAGACGAAACAGATTCCAGCGGTGAAGCGCCCGGACGTCGACAAGCTCGCGCGGGCAGTTCTCGACGCACTGACGGGCGTTGCGTTCGCGGACGATTCACAGGTCGTCGAGCTTCACGCCCGCAAACAGCTTCACTTCCAGCTTCCGGCGGGGCCGGGCGTCGGAATCACGATCACGGAGGGGGCGACGGATGGCTGACGCCGGCGACAAGGGTCGCGCGTACATGGGAACGATCGGCGAGCCGTGCCAGCGGTACCTGACGCGGAGCGTCCGGCGTCAAGAGTTCTGGCTCTACTGCGACCTAGCGGACGGGCACGGCGGGCCGCACAAGCACGCAAACGGGACGACATGGACCAGCGAAGGGGCGTGGGGATGAACGAGACGAAGACGAAGACGCGGACGGTCGAACAGTTCGAGGTCCGTTCGCGGATCATGCCGGACCCGCTTCAGGTCGAGACCATCGACCAGGTGAAGCGATTCGCCGAAGCGGCAGCGGAGTTCGGCGGCGTCCGGGTCCGCCGGCGCGTGGTGACCGTGACCGAAACCGAATGGGAGGCGTTCGAGCTTGACCAGCCTTAGGCGGACAGTCGCGGACACTGCCGAAGTGGTCGCGGCGCTCCGCTCGGCAACCGTGTTCGGTCGCTCCGCGCCGGCAGATGACACGCCGGACGAGTCCAAACAGGTCTTCCACTACGGGCCGAAGCCACCCTGTGACGTCGACCTGATCGACTGGTCCGACCGTGAAGCCGCGACGCTGGTCGGGCTGGTCGAGCTGTACGGCGACGTCCGGATCGCCGGCGTGTGGCGGTATCAGATCGGGCCACAGGCCGGCCACGCTCGCGGACTCCTGTACGACGACCTTCGCCCGGTCGTCATCGCGTCCGATCTGGTCCTGTCGTGGTTCGACCAGGGATGGACGGATGAGGCGTTCGAGCGGCGAATCCTGGCGACTCGCAAACGGACCGTGAAGCGGTTCGGCTGGCTCGAATCGGCGTTCAGTGCCGACGAGGACGAGGCCGACGAAGACGAGGACGAACAGCTCTCACTGCACATTCTGTAACGGAGGTTCGCCGATGGCGGTTGTCGAGTGGCTGACGGAGTCGGAAGCGCAGGCGTACATCGACCGGAAGCGGACGACTCTGTGGGAATGGCGGCGTCTGGGAATCGTTCGGGCGCAGAAGATGAGCGACGGAACTTGGCGGTACGGCAAGGGGTCGCTTCGACTCGCTCGCAAGGATGCCGAACGACGCAAAGCGGAGCAAAGACACGTGGCCGGTCCGGGTCGTGGACACAAAAGGGAGACGAATCCGGACCAACTATCCATATTCCAGTGAGCAACTACCCGAAGGGGATTCACACAATGCCGGGACGACCGCGCAACACATACGACCAGGATCGCGTCATCATCGCGGAGAGCTACCGGGACGCGCAGGACTTCCAGCGCCGGTGCCCGGAGTATCGCGACTGGCAGCCGGTGAGCGTGCCGACGCTCGACTACCGGATGAAGGGCCGGCAGCTTCAGGACTTCCGCATGACGGCGGCGGTCGCGGCGCGCGAGGACGCCCCGCTGATCGAGCGGTCCTGTCGGTTCCTGGTGGCGCTGTACGGACTCGGGAACGGGACCGGCGACCAGGCGGCGCACTACGCGACTCTGGACGAGCTGATGAAGCCGGCTCCGGGGGGCAAACGATAAGGGAGACTGAATGATCGAGGTATTCACGAAGCCGGATTGTGTTCAGTGCCGGATGACGTTCCGCGAGCTGGACCGGCTCGGGATCGAGTACGCGCCGGTGGACGTCATGGCCGATGACGAGAACTACCGGCGGGCGCAACGGTACGGACTGACGGCGATGCCGATCGTGGACGCCGGCGGCGGGAACGTCTGGGGCGGATTCAAGCCGGATCGTATTCGCGCGCTGGCCGCGTGACGGCGAAGGGGGCGGGGCGGAGTACGCGGCGCTGGCGGAGGCTCAAAGCTGAGTTCCGCCGGCTGTGCGCGGACCGTCGCGCCCCGTGCTGGATATGCGGGCAGCCGATCGACTACCGGCTAGAGCATCCGCACCCGGAGGCGTGGGAGCCGGACCACTACCACCCGGTAGCGAAGCGCCCGGACTTGGCGGAGGACCCGGCGAACCTTCGCCCGTCTCATTCGAGCTGTAACCGATCGCGCGGTGATCGGGAAGTGGTTCTAGGACTTGGGAGGCAATCGCGGCAATGGTGAAATGCGGAGTCGCGCAATGGACAGACAACGAGCTGGACGACGACGACCGGACCGCGCTCGCGGACTGGATCGCGAGCGGCTTCAGCATGGCGAAGACATACGCGGCGTTTAGCCGGCTCGCGCCGTTCAAGCTCACGACATGGAAGGACCACCAACAACAAAGGTGCGTCTGTTATCGAAAGTAGGTGCGCTATGGGCGCATTGGCGAGACTGTTGGAGCCGGGAACGACCGAAGTAGAGCACGATCCGGACGACGCGCTCGCGCTGGCCGGCGGGACGCTGACCAAGCGGATCGAAGGCGAGCACGACGCGGACACAGACGAAGTCCTGTTACGGATACTCGGACGTGACCCGAAGCGATGGCGGTTCGCCGCGCCGCCGGCGGTCTACGAGAAGCGCGACGAGGCCGGCTACCTGAAGTTCACGACGTACCGATACAAGCTCGCGCCGGTCCCGGAGTACGGCGACCTCGGGCGGCGAATCCTGTCGCGAGCGATCGCGGCGAAGCCGGCGAAGCTGTCGAAGGGCGCGGCGTTCAATTTTCAGGCGTCCGATCTTCAGCTCGGCAAGTCCGACAACGGCGGATCGGACCTGATCGTCGAACGGTACCTGGACAGTGTGGAGGTCGCGCTAGGCCGGCTTCACGCGCTCCGCCGGTTCGATGCGATCCCGCTGGTACACATCATGTTTCCGGGTGACTGCATCGAAGGCAATCAGTCACAGAACGGTCGGAACATGTGGCGGACCGACCTCACAGTGACAGAGCAAACGCGCGTGTTCCGGCACCTGCTCTACAAGACGGTGGAAGCGTTCGCGCCGCACGCTGACCGCGTGTACGTGGACGTCGTCAACGGCAATCACGATGAGGTCCAGCGCTTCCAGTCGACCAGGCCGGACGACGGTCACGCGACAGAGTCGGCGATCGCGGTCCGCGAAGGGCTGTCGATGAACGAAGCCGCGTTCGGTCACGTCGAGGTCCGCGTCCCGCCGCTGGATCAGGGCTACATGACGGTGCCGGTCGGTGACACGGTGTTCACGATTGCTCACGGTCACCAGTGGCGGCGCGGTCGGGCGATGGACTGGTGGTCGGGGCAGACGTTCTACCGGCACAGTGCCGGCGCGGCAACGATTCTCGCTCACGGTCACTTCCACGAAGTCGGCATCGAGCGGGCCGGCGATCGGGTGTCGATCTGTTCGCCGACGTACGACCAGGGATCGAACTACTTCCGCGAGTCGCGCGGGGCGGTATCGCCGCCGGGCGGGCTGGCATACGTGACGGAGGGCGGCAAGTTCTCCGATCTGACGATTGTGTGAGAGGGCATGGACCAGAAACAAGTCGACGAGCTGATCGGCAAGTTCCGCGAGCTTCGCGAGCTGGACGCCTGGCTGGCGGAGCAGCACGCGGAGACGCGCGGGCTGTTTACGGAAGTCGCGTTCTCGCTGAAGGCGCTCTGTGAAGCGGTGCCGGCGTGGAAAGACTATGTGACGGAGGCACTTCAGAAGTGACCATAACGGCGAGACTGTTCGGCAAGGACTGGGAGCGGATCGGGAAGATGCACACGTTCCCGAATCCGTTCCTGCCGGTGGAAGGTTCGTTCACGACGGGCGAGTTCACTCCGGACCCGGTGATCGAGAACGTGCGGACGATCCGGACGGACGGGGTTCACGAAGTCGAGTTCACAGTCCGGATGCAGCCGTTCCGGCGCGAGCTGATGGAGCTACTTCACGGGCCGGGCTTCCGCGAGATGCAAGCGGAGATGGTCGCGGTCCGCGAAGCCGCGTGGGAAGAGATGAAGGCCGGGCCGACCTACTTCGGAGCCGGAGCCGACGAACTGATGGGAGCGCGCGAGCGTGGATGAACTGTGTATCCGGTCGGAGCTTCCGCCCGAATGGTGTTGGCATTGCCGGGGACTGGAAGGCGTGAAGCTCGCGGACGCCGGCGGTGACGCGTGAGGACGTGGACCGGGCAATTCCTGATGGAAGGCCACGTAGTCGGGCGCGGAGCGCAAGCCGGCTGGCGCGAACGGGTCGGAGTGGTCGAGCGACTGGACAGCGAGGCGCGGACCGTGCGCGTTCACTGGCTGTTCGAGGCCGGCGACGAAGGCGACAACGGGCGGCGCGAGCCGAAGCCGATCGACAGTCACGGGACGGTCGCGGTCGATGCACTGTTCCATCTGCACGCGATCGCGCTGGACCCACGGATGAAGGCGAACCTGATGCAGTTCGCCGTCCACTACTCGGTGTCCGCGATGCGCGATCCGCTCGGCGAAGCTCCGGTCGGGGGGTCGCCGTTCTGATGAAGTTGGTCGTGATCGAATCGCCGTTCGCCGGCGACCAGGAGCGCAACGTCAGATACGGGCGCGCCGCGATGCTCGACAGTCTGCGGCGCGGAGAAGCGCCGTACGCGTCGCACCTGATCTATCCGCAAGTGCTGGACGACACGAACCGGGCGGAGCGGATTCAGGGCATGGCAGCCGGCTTCGCGTGGGGCGTCCAGGCGGACCTGGTCGCGGTGTATTGCGACCTCGGCGTCTCGGAAGGGATGCGGCACGGGATCGAAGAGGCGGAGAAGCGCGGGACGCCCGTCGAGTACCGGGACCTGAAAGAGGCCGGCCCGTGGTGACGCGGAAAGCGCCGGCGCTCCGGTCGATTGTGGTCGACCTGCCGGAAGAGGAATTGATGAAGCTGGTCCGTCTGGCCGGCGAAGAGGGCGAATCGGTTCGCGTGGTCGCGAGTCGAAAGATGCTGGAAACGACGAAGGGGATTCAGTGAACAAGGGCGAGATTCTGGCGAAGGCCGACGAGCTGGTGAACGGCGACCGGAACAAGAACTACGGGGACGCGAAGACGAATCACCAGCGGATCGCGGACATGTGGTCGGTGATCCTGGGGAAGCCGGTCGAGGCTCACGAGGTCGCGGCGTGCATGGTGGCGCTGAAGCTGGCGCGGCTGATCGAGACGCCCGACCATCTGGACTCATGGGTCGACATGGCCGGCTATGCGGCGATCGGTGGCGAGATTGCCACGGAGACGCCGGACCCGGACCCGGTCGTGAAGCTCGGGAACGAGGTCCCGGTCTACGGCGACGTTCACGTGACCGACCTGGATTCCATTCGAGCTGTCCACAATCGAGCGGTGAACAGGCAGGCGCGAGTCTGATCGCATGAAGACATTCGAGTTCGAGGACTGGGCCGGCGACAAGCTCGAAGCGTCGCCGGCCCGGCATGACTCCGGGCTGGTCGAAGTCGCGATCTATGGGCCGGGTGTGACTGCCGGCGTCGAGCTGCCACACGGGGCGATCCCGAACCTGATCGCCTACCTGTACGGGAATCTGCCGGCGAGCGAGCGGACGCGGGTACTCGACGGACTGCAACGCGTGGAGAGGATCGGGCCGAACGGATGACGGTCGAGCACAAGGCCGGAGACATGACGGTCGAGACGATCGAAACGTGGGGCAGTCCTCACGTGTCGGTCGTGACCGAACAGCGCTGCGAATGCGGCAAGTCCATGTACGCCTACGCCACGGTGAAGCGCGACGACTTCAGCGAGAGGCCGGCCCACGTTGCCGGCGTGCTGGACGCGGCGGCGGCGGAGGTAGGGCGGATGGTCGAGCGTCACCAGGCGGCGGCGCTCGCGGTACTGGAAGGGGCCGGGCGTGAAGGTTGATTGTCAATTCTGCTGGGACGTCGCGGAAGTGCTGGCCGAAGCCGGCGACAGCACGCAAGCGATCGAGTACGACCAGCTTCACGAGCACGCCCACAGGGGCGCGGCTGTCTACGACGGGGGGTCGCTGTGAATCCAGTGATGATGCCGAATCCGATGGTCCAGAATCCGGCGCTGTTCATGGTCGTCTACGGCGACCAGGCGAACGAGCCGATGGACGGTCGCGCGGCGGCGCTGTTGGTCGGAGGGATGGCCGTCGTCCTGGTCCTGGCGATCGTGTTCCTGTGGTGGGCCTGGCGGCGCGGATGACCTTCGATCTGTTCGTGGACGTGTTCACGGCGGCGGCGTTGACGGCGTACCTGTACGCGGCGGTCGAGCTGTGGCACGTCCAGCGGGGCAAAGAACGGAAGTGGTGGTGACGTGAGCGAGGCGCGGGAAGCGGCGCGGGAAACGGAAGAGGCGCTGCGGGCGCTGGGCCGCGCGGTCAGTCATGAGGCGGTTCACGAGGCGCGGCGGCTCGAATGGTGGGCAGTGAAGACGGCGGCACGATGGAAGGTCCGACGGTGATCCAGTACGGGATACGCAACAAGGCGACCGGGAAAGACGCGGCGCGCAGTGAGTCGGAAGCGCGCGAGCTTGCCCGAACACACGCGGACCGATACGAGCTGATTCAGCGCGAGGTCTCGGAGTGGCGGACGCCGCCGCCCATCATCGTCACTCTGGCCGGCGGTCACGCGCCGTATCAAGTGATGGAGGCGGGGCACGACAAGGACGGGCGCGAACACGTGACGCTGCGGGCGATGACAGTCGACGAGGCATACGAGGCCGGGTGGTCGCCGGGTGCCTGACACGGCGGGAGTGCTGACAGTCAGCGGGCGCGACATGCTGCCAACGGCGGACGCGGGGCGAGTGCTCGGAGCGTGGAAGGCCGGGCAGGCGGGCCGGCATCGGAAGTGTGAGGCCGTGTGCTGGAAGAGGGCCACGCCGGGGAGGTACTGCCCCACACACCAGCGGGTAGAGGACGCCTACCGGCGGGCGATGAGACGGGCAGCCGCACGGTGGCGGGTGCCAGTAGAGCGGGGGCCACAGTGACCGGGGTCGGGGCAGGGGTGGCGGAGGTACTGGACACCTGGTCATGCGGGCACTGCACGTGGACAGTCCAGGCCGAAGGGCAGAGCGCGACCGTGCTGTCTGCTCGGTGGCATCTGTACCGGGCGCACCACGTCGAAACGAACGGCGCTGACGTTGCCGATCACGGGCAGCACGGCACACGCGAACGCTTCACGCCGAAGCCGAAACGAAATCGGCGCGGAAAATCGAAAGCGGAGGGAACGCCCAGGTGAGATAGGGGATGCCTGTATGTAGAGACACCTTCCCGTAGGGGACGGGTGATCGTCTCTACGGGGACCAACCCACGTGACCGTCTGACGTCCGTTCTGACGTCCGACAGGGCTCACCTGACTGTGTGCCCGTCTGCCGGACTCGAGCACGTCCACGACGCCACCAAGACCCTGCACGGGGCCACCACAGGGGAGGGGCGTTCCAGCCACGAGGATGCTCGAAGGCGGACCCATCCGGGCCGGTA